CACTACAAAAGATTCAGCAGGTTTCTCGGAATCAATCGCAGGGTTAAGATCAGCAGAAGTTTCTTTTGATGGTTTAGTTGATTATACTGATGCTAATGGTGGACAAGAAATCGCACACAAACTACTTACAAGACAAAAGTGTGATTTTACATTTGGAACTGCAGCAACTGGAGATACGATTTATTCAGGAGAGGGGTTTATTTCTTCTTGTGAAATAAGTGGTGCAATGGAAGAAGCAGTTACTTATTCAGGAACAATCACAGTTACTGGTGCAATTACTGAATCTACAAACTAACATTAAGTATTTAACACTTGATTTTTAATGTGTAATTGTTATATTTGTTATTGTAAACTATTTTAAATGACAAAACAAAGAGGTTATTACACTCTTAAAATTGGAGGAAAAAATCGTACACTTCACTTTAGTATGAACTTTTGGGCAACCTTTACGGATATGCTTGGTGTTTCTCTTGATGAAATTGGAGGTATTTTTGAAAAAGGTGTTTCACTTAAAGCTATCATTACGATAGTATATGCAGGTATTTTAACTTACGATCAAGAAAACAAAAAAGAAATTGATTATGATAATTTCGATGTTGGTAATTGGCTTGAAGATATTACTTCTGAGGATATTGAGAAGATTATTAAAGCAATGACAGAATCTCGAATCTTGGGTAATGATTTAAATGCAGGTTTAAATAGGAATCCACAAACTGATTCAAAAAAAAAATAACCGATAAAACTTCTTGGGAGGATATAACCGATTTCTACATTGGTTATTGTGGTATTAATCCTAACGACTTTTGGACAAATACATTTAAGGAAAACAAACTTATGTCGGAATCCTATGTAATCCAAATAAATGCACTTTGGGAACAACATCGTTTTGTAGCGACAATGATTCACAATGTGAATGTTGGCAAGAAATCTGATATGATAAAACCCCACCAACTCTTTGAATTACCACAAGACAACATAAAGAGAAATACGGCTAAAACATCAAGAGAAGATTTTGAGAAGTATCAAGAACTCATTAATAGTAAGTTGAATAAAAAATAGTTATTTTTGTACTATGGCAGATCAAAATTTCAAATTACTATTCGAGTTTATTGCTAAAACTGCACAGTTTAACCTTAACATTGACAAAGCAAGGGGTAAAATTGATAAGTTTAGCCAACAAGCTACAAGGACAGGTAAAATGTTGTCCACAAGATTATCACTTCCTTTACTTGCAGTTGGTACTTTAGCCGTTAGACAAGCAGCAAAGTTTGAAAGATTACAAGTTACATTAAACACATTAAATGGATCAGCAGAGGAGGGTGCAAAAGCATTTGAAAGATTGGTTCAATTTAGTGCAGAAACACCACTTCAATTAGAGGAACTAACAAGAGTAAACAATATGTTAATGGGATTTGGGCAAACATCAGATGATGCTTTTAAATCGCTAAAAATGTTAGGTGATGTTGCAGCAGTTTCAGGTGGTAATCTGACAGGTATAGCCGTAGCATTTGGTCAAGCAGCAGCAGAGGGCAGAATAATGACAAGAGACCTACGTCAGTTCATTAATAATGGTGTGCCGATTCTTGACATACTTGCAAAGTCAATGGGAGTTGCAAGGGGTGAGATAATGAATTTGGCATCAGAGGGTAAATTATCCTTTAAGGTCTTACAAGATGGTTTTGAGTTTGCAACTGGTTCACAAGGTCGTTTTAACAATGGTTTAAAGATACTTTCACAAACTTTAGAGGGATTGTTTAGTACATTAAAAGATAATGTAAATATAGCACTTGCAACACTTGGTAAAGAAATAGCTGAAGCATTAAATTTAAAAGAGGGTGTTCCTGCTTTATCTAAAAAGATTGGAGAATTAGTTAAATCATTTGAACAACTATCACCAAGCACACAAAGAACAACATTATTAATTAGTGGTTTAGCGATTATTATACCACCACTTTTAATTCTTTTAGGTGCTATGGCAGCAGCAGCTACTGCAATAGCAACTGCAGTTGCATCTACAACATTTGCTATTATTGCTTTGACTTCAGCTTTAGTTGGTTTGATGGCACTTAAAATAAGCAATGCAAAAAATCTAATTGAGGGAATAATAGGCAAACCATTATCACTAAAAAAAGTTAATACCGAATTACAATTATTGCAAAACAATATAAATGCAATAGCTAAAAATGATTTCATCGGTGCATTAGGTAAAAATCAAAGCAGACAACCTTTTTCTTTAGTACAACCATCAGGAACTTTTGATAAACCAACAACTATCTTAACTGGATCAGAAGATGAAGCAATGGGAGGTGGATTATTAGGTATAAATCCATTTAAATTAGGAACAGGTTTTCAAACACTTGCAGGAATTGTAAAATCAGAACTTCCAAAAATGACAAATGTAACTAATGGTTTTACATCATCAATGGAAAATATGTCTGCAAAGTTTCAAGATTTTAAAGAAAATGCAATAATACCATTAGCTGAAGAATTAAAGAAAAACAATGATATGATTATGGCTTTTGCAACCACTATTGGTACAACCTTAGTAGATGCTTTTGCTAATTTAGGTGAGGGTGAAGATGCTTTCAAAAAAATAGGTGAACAACTTGAAGCATTAATAAAAAGATTATTAGTGGCAGCAGCATTGTCAGCGATAATAGGTGCAATTTTTGGTTTAGATTTTAGAACAGTTTTTGCTGCATTAAGTGGTATGGGCAGTATTATGTCGCCAGTACCTAATGCAAAAGGTGGGATTTATTCAGGTCCAACAAATGCTTTAGTTGGAGAATATCCTGGTGCAAGATCAAACCCTGAAGTTATAGCACCATTAAATAAATTAAAAGGTATGTTAGGGAATAGTGGTGGTGCAATGCAAGGAGAGTTTGTTTTAAGAGGTCAAGATTTAGTAGTTGCTTTACAAAGAGCAGAACGAAACAGAAATAGATTTAAATAATGGCTTACGGAGTTAAATATGAACTTGATTTTTCAGACATCAAGGGAAATAAAAGAAGTGTCCAAATTCTAAAAAAGGATTATGTTGGCGATGTATTCGCTATTGTAGGAACTAACAACCCTGTTATCATTACATATACTAATGATACTGATTTTTACAATCCCATAATCGGTTCTTCTTGTGTTTTAAATATTAAAACCACCGACATAATATCGTATGATGAGTTTATAAATTTTGATGAAAGAGAATATAAGGTTAGGGTTAATATTGGAGTTGAAGATGAAGCTGCTGATATTAATTCACCACTTTGGCAAGTTGCAGATACAAATTGGCAAGAAACAGATTATAATTGGGCAGCATCTACCATATTTCAAGTTTATTGGGAGGGGTTTTTAGTTTCTGACACATTTCAAGAAGCAATACAATCAAAACCATTTGATATAAGTTTAAGAGCAATAGATGGCTTAGGAACTCTTGATTCTTATTTAGTACCTGATGGTAAAATTGAAACTAATACAGATGGTTCAATTAAAGTTGCTGCAACCGATCAAACTAATTTAGATTCTGCATTTTATTATTTACATAAAATATTGTCATTTACTGGATTAGATTTTGACATTTTTATACAAAATAATATACGATATACTACTATTGCAGGATCTGTAATTACGAGTAACAATAATTTATTCCAAGATATAAGTATTAATGAATTTGCATTTACTGATAATTTTGCAAAACTTTCATCAAAAAAAGTTTTAGAAAATATTTTAAGAATAACAAATTCAAGAGTTTATCAAGCAAATGCAAGTTGGTATGTTGTTTCAAATAGTAATTATTATGATAAAGCATTATCAGCAGGTCAAACTGGAGTAACTAACCAAAATCAAACGATATTAAACCCTTTGGTTACTACTAATGATGTTACAAATACAACATCAACAAGTGTAACTTTAAATGCCACGATAACGAATGACAGAGGTTTAGATGTAATTGAAAGAGGGTTTTATTTTGGAACAAACCCTATTATAGAATCAAATTCAAAAGTTTTTTCAACAGACACAAATGCAAGTTATTCATCTAATCAAACAGGTTTAGTTACTGGAGAAACATATTTTATTGCTGCTTATGTCAAAACAAATATTTTTACAGAGGGTGTAGGTGATAGAATTAATTATACACCAGGT